GGGTGAAAATGATTGCTCCTAAAAAACAAGGTTCTACCAGAGGTAATATTGTCAAAAAGATTTGTCAACAAACTAAAACAAGACAAGCTTGGGTAACTTACTCTAAAAAAGATTTAGAGAAGTTTTATGACAATTATGGCCAAGGTATGCTAAAGGGTGGTCAGTTTGACATAACCAGAGATAAGTACGGTTACGAAGTACAGACAAAGTATGAGTCAACTTATGCTACTAGAGCCTTAAAAAGGTTATCTGAAAGTGGTAAAAAGTCTTATTTTGTTCTTCATACAGACAGTCCTATTAAAAACAAAGATGGCCATATTATGAGAACTGATATGTTAAGACGATTAAAAAACATAGAAGAATCATTAAAATTCTTTGTTAAATGGTATAATAAACATAAAAAAATGCCGTGGGATATTGTTGGGTTTCTTCCTCAGGAAGATGGTGAAGACCAAACCAAAATCATTAAAACGACAAAATACGAAAAGAAAATCTAAAAATTACAGGCCGAGGGAGGGTTGACTTCCTTCGGCCTATAATATATAATAAGAATTATGTTTAGTTATCTAGGTGGTAAAAAGTTTCAAGCAAAGTGGATTGCTTCTAACTTTCCAAAACACAATACATATGTTGAACCATTTGGTGGTGCTTATTGGGTTTATTTTGTGGCCAATCATCAAATAGATCAGGCTCATACAAATGTATATAATGATTTTAATAGAGATATAGCAAATATATTTCATTGTGCCAGACATAAAGATAGAGAATTTTTAAAATCTTTATTGTCATATGAACCACAACAAGAAGAAATTTTTAATCAATTTAAATCAGATTTAATACCATTTAGCACAGACTTTGAACTAGGTGATATTGAAAGAGCTACAAAATACATTTACTTACAAACACAAAGTTTTAGTGGTGATACTCTAAATGAAAAAACAAAGTTTGTAAATTTAAAAGGTAAATATAAATCAAAGTATCAACATTTTATAGATAAGATTGGTAATAAGAAGTGGTTATATTATATCAAAGGTATAAATCATATTCATAACGAATCATATGAAACAATTATTGATATGTATGATAAAGAAGATACATTGTTTTATGTTGATCCACCATACTATAAAATGGAAGATTACTATGTAAAAGACTTTCAAAGAAGCCAGCACGAAGACCTGGCCAATAAACTAAAAAAAATAAAAGGTAAGTTTGTACTGTCTTATTATGACTTTCCAGATTTACAAAAGTGGTTTCCAAAAGATCAATACACTTGGATAGAAAAAGAATTTAATAAACAAAACGCTAGTAAAAACAAAGGTGCTGGTAAAGGTAAAGAAGTATTAATTATGAATTACAAACCAGCATTGACTTTAGAATAGTTTTGTGTTATATTAAATAATGCGGATGTCGTATAAAAGTAATACACTTGGTTTCCAACCAGGAAAAGATTGGGCAGTACAGTCCATCCGCTCCAAAATTTGAATAGGAGTATATAATGATATTACCAAAAGTAACATTTAAAATAAGAGAAGGCGATATAGGAGAAGACGGAGGTTGTACTTTTTCTGAAGGCAAATGGGTTGAAAAAACCACAGATGATTTATTTAAAGGCAAAAGAATAGTATTGTTTAGTTTACCTGGAGCCTTTACACCAACTTGTACATCAACACAATTACCTGGTTTTGATGACAATTTTGAAAAATTTAAAGAACATTTTATAGATGAAATTTATTGTATGTCAGTAAATGATACGTTTGTTATGAACGCTTGGGCAAACAATGAAAAAATTAAAAATGTAAAAGTAATACCTGATGGTTCTGGTAAATTTACTAGACAAATGGGTATGCTAGTTGAAAAAGACGATAAGGGATTTGGTTACCGATCTTGGAGATATGCTATGATAGTCAATGATGGCATAATAGAAAAAATCTTTGAAGAGCCTGGTAAATCGGATAATTGTACAACAGATCCATATGGTGAATCATCACCAGAAAATGTTTTACAATGGTTAGAACAAGGCAAAAACTAACATTGACAAAAAGACTATACTATGTTATATTATAATATGTTAAATTATGAAGGAGTGATATATGAATCTATCAAGTGATACGGTTTCTTTACTAAAAAACTTTTCAGACATTAACCAAAATATATTGGTTAAACCTGGAAATAAAGTACAGACAATCTCTACAATGAAAAATATTTTGGCAGAAGCTGAAATATCAGAAAAGTTTGAAAGCGAATTTGCTATCTATGATCTACCAGAATTTTTGAGATCAGTAGAACTTTTTGAAAAACCAGAATTAAAGTTTAATGGTGGATCAAATGTTCAGATTGCTGATTCTAATTCAAAACAGGCAATCAAATATTTCTTTGCTGACAAATCAGTTATTGTTTCGCCTACAAAGAATATTAATATGCCAGACAAAGAAGTTACTTTTACTTTTAAAAAAGAAACATTTGCTAAGTTATTAAAAGCCGCTACGACTTTAAATCTACCAGATGTTGCTGTTAAAGGTGATGGTAAATCAATTAAAATAATTGCTACAGATAAAAAGAATAAGTCATCTAACGAGTATTCTTTAACAGTTGGTGAAACTGATAAGAATTTTATGGCTTATTTTAAAACTGAAAACTTTAAAATGATTTCAGATGATTATGATGTGGCAATTTCTAAACAAAAAATAAGTCATTTCGTAAACAGAAATAAACCTATACAGTATTGGATAGCATTAGAACCTGATTCGGAGTTTTAAATGAAATTCTCCAAAACAGAATGGCACTCGGTGGCTTCTGAATTTCAATATGATGTTGATGATGAGGCAATCATAGAGGAGTTTGGGTCTATCCAAAGATTTAAAGAAATCATATCACACCAGGAACAAGAGTTTCGTTCTGGTTTAGAACCACACGGTGAAGAACCTACAGATGAAGAATCTGATAAGTTTTGGGACTTTGTTGGCCAGTTAGATTATGATAGAGAAGATGATTGGTGGACTGATAGAAAAGGTGGATATGATGTTACTGTTAAATATGATGAAGATGAAAAGAAATAAAGTGAGGTTTATATTATGTCAGATTTTTTGTGGGTTGAAAAATATCGTCCAAAGAAGATAAGTGATTGTATTCTTACCGAAGATTTAAAGAATACATTTACACAATTCCTAAAACAAAAAGAAATACCAAATCTACTGTTATCTGGTACTGCCGGTACTGGTAAAACAACAGTAGCAAAGGCCTTATGTGAAGAACTAGGTAGTGATTATATTATCATCAATGGTTCGGATGAAGGCCGACAAATAGATACATTGAGGCACAAGATTAAAAACTTTGCTTCTACTGTATCTCTTACCGAAACATCTAATCATAAAGTAGTAATTATAGACGAGGCAGATTATATGAACGCTGATAGTGTTCAACCTGCTTTGCGTAATTTTATTGAAACATTTTACAATAATTGTAGATTTATATTTACTTGTAATTATGTTAACAAAATAATACCTGCCTTACATAGTCGTTGTACTGTTATTGATTTTGCCATAAAAAATGGTCAAAAGGTAAAGACGGCTACTGCCTTTATGAAACGATTAGGTGGTATACTTGATGATGAGAATATAGAATATGACAAAAAAGTGTTGTCAGAATTAATACAAAAGTATTATCCAGACTTTAGAAGAACTATCAACGAACTACAAAGATATTCAGTTAGAGGTAAGATTGATAGTGGTATATTGTTTAGTCTATCAGAAGCTAATACCAAAGAACTTGTAGCGTCTTTAAAAGAAAAAAGATTTAACGATATGAGAAAATGGGTTGTTCAAAACTTGGACAAAGAGGCCTCCTTTCTCTTTAGAACTATCTATGATGTTCTCTATACAGCACTAGACTCTAAATCTATTCCTCAATCTATATTAATTTTGGCTGGGTATCAATATAAATCTGCCTTTGTTGCTGACCAGGAGATAAATATGGTTGCCTGCCTTACAGAAATAATGGCGAGTTGTAAATTTAAATAAGAGAATAAAATGGCTAGAAAAACATTTTTTAGAAAACTAATAGTAAAATTAAGAATGTGGTATGCTGATATACGAGGTCATCACGGTAAACGTTGGGATTACGAACCAGGTGATTGGTATATGGGTAGACACAACAAAAGAAAGTAGACCATAAGCGGATATGGTATAGAAGTATTACGCCACGTTGCCAACGTGGAGATGGCGGAGCGTTACCGCCTATCCGCTCCAGAATTATTATGTACGAATTGAAAGATTACTTAAACGCAATTAATTTCACTAAAGAAAATCTATTAGACACAGATGATTTAACGTGGGAAAAGAAGTATCCACCGTTCATTATTAACAAGTGTTTATCAATGCATTATGACAGTATAGCAGCTGCTAATGAAATGAATGGCTATCATTTTTTAGAGAAGAAAGTCCAGTTTCATTTTTTAATAAATAGTATAAGAAAAAAGAAGCGATTTGGTGGCAAATGGTTATCACAAGCCAAATTAAAGAATTTAGAGTATGTCAAAGAATATTATGGATATAGTAATGAGAAAGCAAAACAAGCACTTAGCATACTAAAAGACGAACAAATTGAATTTATAAAAGAGACCTTGAATAAAGGTGGGAGAAAAAAATGAGCGAAGAAATTGTAAACTGGTCGCCTGAAAGTATGTTAGAGGTCACAATCAAACAACCAGACGACTTCCTTAAAGTTAGAGAAACATTAACTAGAATTGGTGTAGCGTCCCGAAAAGACAAAACACTTTACCAATCTTGTCACATTTTACATAAACAAGGTAAATACTTTATAACACATTTTAAAGAACTGTTTGCTTTAGACGGTAAAAAAGCTACATTGGTAGAAAACGATATACAAAGAAGAAATACTATTGCTATTCTTTTACAAGATTGGAATTTAATTGACATTGTAAAACCAGCAGAAGCTGAAAACAAAGCACCATTAAGTCAAATCAAAGTATTACCTTTTAAAGAAAAAAAAGAATGGACGCTATCGGCTAAATATAATATTGGAAAAAAGATTGACGAGAATAAGGAAGAAGTAAAAGATAGCAACAATGCAAGTACCGAAGTTTAGAGAATACATTACTGAACAAGATTTAGACCGTAAAGAAAAACCTATTACGATAGCTTTAGTTACGGTAGCAGACTCAAA